ATGGTCGTACTGAATGATGCCCTTCTTATACACATCAAATCGCGCCACCTTTTCACCCAGGTAGGCACGGCTGTTCTGAAGATAGTATTTCAGCGCATCCGTAGGCAGCACCTTCTCGTTAGCCTGTCGTCCCTCCTTGCGGTAGAGGTTGAAGATACGAGTCTTCTGAAGGAAGAGCACCGGTCGTTCAGTCTGCCAAGTGGCATTGATGATATCCGTCTTGAACTTGCTGCAATAGCGGATGAAGAAGTCGCCACCCTCAATCAGCTCACCGTCGCTTGCAAGATACTGAACCACGTTCCAGAAGTTGCCCAGTTCACCGTTAGTCTTGCACTCACCATTCTGCTTCTTAATCCCCTCGATGGTGACTTGCAGCATCTCGTCGAAAGTCAGCGTAGGGATGATCTTTTGTAGCACCCGAAGCGCAGCCAACGGCACACACCAGTTGTTCATGATACGGTCCTCGCCCTTTTCGCCACCGAGAGCGTTGCCGACGATATTCTGCGTGTCATGGAACGCCGTCGACCATGTCTGTTCAAAGTGCTTGCGCTGTTTGAGTATTTCGAGCGTCAGGTGCGTCAGTCCCAGCGAGCGCATTTCAAGCAACACCTTATAATTCTGTTTCTCCTTGTCCGAGAACTCACTTCGAGGGAACTGCAGGAAGACGAGTCGGGTAAAGAGAGCGATATCCGATGTCGGCATCTCCTGACCAGAAAGGATGATGCCTGAGTCAACTGCCGTCGTCTCCTTCTTCTTGTCAAGATCCATATTCATGCGAGTGCGACCGGTGCCGTCCCACAGACCTTTCAGGAATTCAATCATCTTCGGGTCGATATCGTTCTTGTACTCGTCAATATGCGCCAGGGCATTAGCCGACTGCGCCACCGTGTCATTCAGAGCCGATGGTGTAGAGTTTTGGATATTCGGTGCCGTGTAGCTGATTGTGAACAGCGAAAGCAGCGTGTGGCCAAGCTCCGACTTGCCACTACCTTTCGGACCGAACAGATTGAGGATAGGGAACCAGTGGTTGGCAGAAGTAGAAGTCACCACGTCGCGGAAGAGCGTGGCGAGATAGAAACAGAAGCCCACACGTCCGTTGTCCCCATACACCTTGAACAGCTGCTCTGTAAACTCCTTCAGAGTGACCGAAGAAAGATTGAGATGCACAAACTGCTTCTCAAAGGTAAAGAGCTTAGGGTCGTTCTTGTAGATGGACGAACTGGATGGCAGATAGAAGTTGCCCTTATCCTTCAGTCGCACTATGCCAAATTCATCAGCAGGGATGAAGTGGCAGTCGTGGAAAACACCGTTGCCAAAAGCGTAGAATCCGGCACGTTGCCAACCCATTTGGGTGATTTCCGTTGCCGTCTCCGTCTTCTCATAAAGGTAAGACTTCAGCTTCGTCAGTTCCTTCTCAGTTCCTTTCCAGATAAAGTTGCCCAAACCCTCTATTTTCTGCTTGAACTTAGCGAGAGCGATAAGATCCTCCTGCTTCAGTTCCAAGATTTCCTCATGTTTCATTGCATTCATTATTTTATATAGACGTTTAGGATTTGTTGTATCTTTAATGTGAAACAGCGGAACCATCGTGAAGTTCGACCACTCGTAGACACTGCCTTTCTCCGTTATGGACATGTAGCAGCCGTGATCGATGTAAAAGCCGTATTTGTGGTTTAGATCGTCCTCATCCTGCTCCTTATGCTTCTTGTCCTGCTCCTCACGCAGCTTACGTTCCTTATCCACCGCCAGGAGCCACAACCGTCTGCCCTGGTAATACTTCGTGAGCTTGCCGATATACATGGACACGCCCGTCTCATCGTCAATCAGCGACAGGAGATAAGCAATCTTCTTGATGGTCAGTCGCTGCTCCTCCGTGGTGTTCGTCTGCGGAAAAAGTTTGTCAGCCATCCAAAGAATGAAGTCCGTCTCCTCCGTGCCGTTGAAGATATTGGCGTTTTTGAAGAACGTGTCCGGATCCTGCTTCTTGTTGTCGTCCGTGTCCGGGATTTCCTTGATGCTCACCGACATTCCGGACTCCATAGCGAGTGTGCCAGCCTCCATAACCACTTGAACGCCATGCCCGTATGGTTCTCCGTTCTTGGGTGGGTCAGCATCCGGAAGGAAACACACCTTGCTTGCGATGCGCTTGATTGTAGAGAAATGCGTTTCATTCCACGCCGATCCGAGCGCAGCCACCGTATTGTATATGCCGATAGACTGTAGGCGCATACAATCCGGTGCTCCCTCGACAAGAAACATCTTATCCTCCTTAGCTGCCGTCTTCCAAGCATCCTCGATGCCGAAGAGTACCGTAGACTTGTGGAAAATTAGCGAGTCAGAGCTGTTCAGGTATTTGGGTTGCTGCTCATCCATGCAGCGAGCGGTGAAGCCAATTACATGCCCGAAACGGTCATGTATCTGTATTACGATACGATTTTGGTAGAAGTCATAGCCACCACGATTGAGAAGTCCCAACTCCTTCAGGAAGTCCGCCTTTACTGGGAGCTGCTGTAGGGCGTGCCCATCAGCTGGCGCATATCCAATCTCTTTGAGAGTGCAGTAGTCCTTTCCCCAACGGCTGTAGGCATACGCTTGCGCCTCCTTCGACTGAAGGAACTGCTTGCGGTAGAAGTCGGCTACCTGCTTGTTGGCTATCCACAGAGCCTCTTTATGTAGACGCTTCTGCTTTGCCTCCGCTGTTTCCTGCTCCTCCTCAATCTCAACGTTAGCCTTTTGTGCCAACGTCTTGACGGCTTCAATGAACGTTTTGTTCTCCACCTTTTCTATGAAGTGGATGGCATCGCCACCCTCGCCACAGCCGAAGCACTTGAATCTGCCAGTCTGTGGAGAAACATAGAAAGAAGGTGTCTTCTCGTTGTGGAACGGACAACAGCCGACATGTCGCGAGCCACACTTGCGTAGCTTGACGTGTTCGCCGATGAGCGACACGATGTCTGTGCGCTCCAAGATGGTGTCGATGGTTTCTTGTCGTATCATAATGTGGTGTTGAGTGGAAAATGCCCTGCCCATGCACGCTTCACAACGGACTTAGGCAGGGACTTGTTGTTATTTAGAAGTATATTATTTCGCTTTCAGATTGCGTATATACTCACTTTTAAGAATGTACCATGAGTGTCCTTCCTTATGTGCAGGGATGGCACCGCGATTGATACGCTTGCGAATTGCTTGTGGTGAAGTGCCTAACAGTTCTGCGAGCTGCGCCACAGACCAGATAGTTTCCTCCGAATCGATGATCATCTGTTTCAGGTCAGCGATTGTAAGGCTTCTCGATTTGTTCTCTCCATTCGTATTCATGCTCTGTATTTTTAGTGATTTCCCTTTCATCCAATGAAACAGCGACAATTACAGCAACCTCTTCGTCATAACAAAAGTGGAAGTGTATGAAGATACCTCGGTCAATACCAAACGCCTGATTGTAGTTAGATACCGTGCAGCGAACAGCGTGTGCCCGACTTCTCGGAAAGGAGGCATACTTCACATCTCCTTCATTGGTTTTCCGCACCCATTCGATGATGCTTGTGACTTTTTCTATTGTCATTTTTTTTCGTTCTAATAGTTCTACTTAGGCTCCAAGGTATGCGTGTTTGTCGGGTAACTCCTATAACTATCTAAAAGTTAAAATACGATTTTCTCTTCTATATGTTACAGAAAATGCTTATCTTTGTAGTGTTATTTAGAGGTAGTTTATTCACGAACAATACACATCCTCAGATTTTTTAGCCTGTCTTTTCATCGATGAATTGCGTCGGCAAAATTAGACGATTTGTAGCTAAGAATTTTTGGATTTCGCTTTTAATAGTGTCTATCTATCTACTATTTAACATTTCACGAGAGTACAGAAAGGTATAAGAAAGTACATGGTAATCGTGAAATGCAGAGATCTTTTAAATCATTGTTAGGTCTGAATAAACCTAATATAGACAGGTAGATAGATAAAATGCGTTACAAGTGCGTTACACGCTGAAAAAAGTCTATTTTCTTTCTACATGAAATTAAAGAATAATTCTTGTAAAGCAGTGATATATTGCTGATTATGAGTGTTTTTCTTTTACGATACAGAGGAATTCCAAGCGGATCACTTGGATTCCAACGGAATCACTTGGGGAGGTTTAGAAACCTCCCTTTTTTGTATCTGATAGTCAAGTAGTTGCGTTGTAAAACATTGAATATCAAAGGATGGGTCATTGCCATTCAGTGGGGTCATAACGTAAATCGGTATAAGTGTCAACGGCGATTTGGAAGAAAGCACAGGCGCAGCCTGAGAAAAAGTATTGGTCGATTTCCTGAAAGGAAATGCGAGAGTCGAGATAGATATTATGCTGCTCCTGCTTCGTCTTTTCGAGGATTAGCTTGCTCATAAACTGCCGGAACAGCTCGCGCATGGTGTCCATGCACTGCTGGCGTGCTGCCATGTCATCGATGGCATGGCGCATGGCGAGGAACACTGTCTTCACTCTTCGAGTGTGCGGACTGTTGTTCACCTCGATATAGCCTTGGCTTATGTCGCTGACGGCAATGATAGCCGTGGCGGACTGCAGCTGCTGCAAGGCTTCCTCGAAGCCGTCGAGTCCGCTGACCTTGGCGAAGACAAAGTCATGGGCCTTGGCGAACTTGTTTGTTTCTGTAAGGGATGCGAAGAAGGCGGTGGCATCCCAATTGATGTTCTTGTCTGTCATTTTGTTTGTCGTTTGATGTCTTCAACTTCTTTCGCTTTAGCATCGAGTTCTGTGAGAGCTCGCCATGTGTCCATAGAGAGCACCGCTTCTTCTTTGGTGATGTCTCCACCAGTGAGGGCACGGATCTGTGCATTCATGGCAGTCCGCAGCACCTCTCCGATGGGCGGTGCGTAGCCCAGGAGGTCTTCTGAAGAACTGGACATCGGCTGCAGGAAGTGCGGAAACAGTCGGGCGAAGTTATGCTTCAGCGACGAAAACCAATAGAAGGCGTTGAGCAAAAGCGGTGTTGTGAGCTGTGACTTCTTGACCTTTGGGTACAGAAGCGTGGCGAGGTGGCTAAGCAAAGCCTCGTTCTTGGTGTGGAGAAAGCCCTGATAGTAGTTGTCTGCTGATATGAACGTAGAGAACGGCACGCCTTGGAAGTCGGTGGCGATGGCAGTGGCTCTTCCGATTTTAGTGATGCGAACCGGCAATGGAGCGAATTGCCGTAAGAATTCCAAAGATGCCGTGGCTGCTTGCACTTGTCTGATGGTCAGCGTTGTTTCATGCTTGGGCGCATGGCGCTGCTTCACGAGATAGCTGCCGTTATGCGTCTTGCACAACACCCTTAGGTCTGCCCATTTGAACAGACAGAGAGTGAGAATTTCTTCCATTGGCAGATCGTGCGAGAGCTGCGTGAAGAAATACTGGAGTTGGCTGTCAGATAGTGACTGCCAATCTTTGGGGACTGATAAGTTAAATGTGTGTATCATGGCACAAAAATAACATCAGATTAGTAATTCGAGAAAGACAAAAATGACAAATAGTATATATAAACAATGGATTTTTTGTCATTATATTGGCACTTTGGATTTTAAGCAGTAATTTTGCAGATTATGAATCAGAACTTAAAGTTTGCCACTAATATAGAAGAACAAATCACCAAACTTGTTGAGAGAGGAATGGTGATAGAGGACATAGAGAAAGCCAAAGAAAACCTGTTGGATATAGGATATTTCCGATTAGGTTTTTACTGGTTTCCTTTTGAGAAATCATACCCACGTAAACAAAAAAAGAGACCATATATTTAAAGATGGAACGAAGATTGACTATGCAATTCAGTTGTATTATTTTGACTTTGATTTGCGTAATTCTTTTCTCCGTTACATAAGTCGTGTAGAAATAAACTTCAGAACGAAGTTGATTTATATGGCTTCAAACAAGTATAAGGAGGATCCTTTTTGGTATGTTAACAGCAAATATGTTGAGAAGAGTTTCTTGAATAGTAAAGCCTTTCAAGACGCCATTTGTGATGCAAATACAGAAACGATTGTAAAACAAGACTTGAACAGATATTCCAGAAGCCACGCTCCTGCATGGAAAGTTCTTGAATATTTATCTTTTGGAGTAGTCATATCTCTGTTTGACAATCTTAAGGACGGTGGATTAAAACATGCAATATCAATGGAATATGGTATGGGCTCTTCCACTCAGTTCTCCAACTATATGAATACCATTCGTCGTTTGAGGAATTTCTGCGCCCATGGCAAAGTCCTTTACGATACAAACCTTCCTGTAGCAATAAGTAATGGACCTGCAGGAGATTTGGGCAGTCGTAAGACCATGCTATCCGGAGCATATTATATACTGAAGTATATCCTCGGTAAGGTGTCAAACAACCGTCAGCACGATTTAGTAGACGATATGCGTAGGGCATTTGATAATGTTGAATTTGAAATCGTAAAGAAGATAATTTGTGATAATTCAGGATTTGACATTAACACGTTATAAGATAAAAATAGTTTAGTTGATAAACAAAGATATAAAAAGTTTGTTATTTCAAAAATTCGTTGTATCTTTGCAACGGATTAAGCCAGTGCACTTGATATGCTATATGCTATCATACTGCACTATAAAAGAAACTGACAAGGGGATTGGCAATGCCAACCCCTTATTTTTTGTTTAGAAAAAGTAGCCTCCTGCTTGCTTTTTATTTTTATATCCATGGTCTTCAAAGAGTTTGGCGGTGTCAGACTGTTTCCATTCAGCGAATACGTTGCCCTTGGCTAAACGTATGCTGTTCACGATGTCGATGATGCTTGGTATCGGGTATTCACGGTCAGTTATGCCCTCGACTTTGAAGATGTTGTTCCAGAAGGAGTTGGCAATTTCGATGTTGTATTTGATGGGAGCCGAGTTCTTCAGTTTTGCTTCCTTAGCGATGCCAATGAGTTGCTTGATGTTGAACCATTTACCTTTGAAAAGAGCTGCATAGTACGGTATTGGATAATACGTGCTGTCGGGAGTGGGAACACGGGAAATTATGGCAAACTTCTTGATTTTCTTTGAACGAGTCTGAAGGTCGGTGAATGGCGACTGCGGATTGAGAAGTTCGATACGCTCTATGTCCTCCGGACTGACCGTATTACGCCAGTTGGCATAAAGGATGTAAGGTATCACACCCGACTTGTCGGCAGGAGCAAAGCGGACATAGCACGCCTGTTTGCGGACGATGCGGACGATGCGACTGGCATCCTCATTGAGGATGGTCACGCTGACGCAAAAGCCGAAGTGCTTGAAGTCCTGGCACACGCCGAGGAAGTAACTTGCGAGGTCGTTGTCCAGCATGAAGTCATCCACTTGCGCCTGCACTTGTGCGGTGGCAAGCCCCGTGCCATAGACAAGTCCACTGCCATAGCAGACTTCAGCATTGAACATCTGGCAAGTGCTCATTGTCTCGTCAGACTCGATGAGATCAATGATGTTGTAAGGCATCTGATTGTCACCTCCCCATGGGATGTACTTCATCTTGTCGTTGATGATGATTGGTGCGATGTTGTGCTCCTCCTTGAAGACTTCAGATGTCTTGGAGGTGAAGGCTGCAGAGGCGTGGGCACCAGGGATGGTGACAACGGATGTTGGTGGAATATATGAAAAATCGCTCATATCTTGCTTTTTTAGGGCAAAGATATGAGCGAATGGGAGGTGGGGGAAAGACAAGGCTAATTCTTAATTCCTTAGGAATTATATGCTTTTATATTAAAAGGCTAATCTTTAATGCGTGAAAATCAATCGTGGTTTATACGAAAAGTTCTAAAATAACGTTATTCCATTAAACCATCAGAAAAGCGATTGGTAAGAGGAAACGCTTTTTCATAATCACTTATTTGTTATGGCACATTATTCGTACAAACAGCGTTTCATTGTTTCGTAATTGTAAATTTCAATTTCTGGAGTCCTTTTTTGTATACATTGGCCAAGATGAGAAAATACTGTAGTTTCTCGCCTGAGTTCATTTTTTTGTAATATACTCAAATTCGCTTTCCGGTATTACATCCTTAAACAACGGGCCGCCGTCCTCATTATACACCATTCTTATATCGTCTGTCAGCGGAGAAATGACGTATGAGCAATACGTCTGATATTGGATGCTATTGAATTTGACCCAGTTGTCATCGCCTTTATCCAAAACATTTTCTACGTATATCCTGCTATGTTCATAAGAAGGCTTTGTCCACCCATTGCCTTTATAGATATTTCCTTCGCCATCTATGATATAGTTGTCTTCTGTCTCGTATTTGTTGTACGGGCACAGCTCCTGATACTCAATGTCGCTTTCTGACTTTACACTATTGTCGGTTGGAGTTTCCGTCTCTTTGACGAGTTTGTCTTGAACAATTTTGACAAGCAAATATTTGTGGCTATAGCCGTCAGCTGGCGGACTGGCAAGTGTAGTCATCTTTACCCGCAATTCATACTCATGCCCTTTTACATAAGTGAAACCCTCGATACGATATAGACCAAGATGTTCCCATTCACCATTTGGATTATCAAACTTTACAAGCATACATTCCTCTGGGGTAGAGTTAAATCCGTAACTTTCACCCGTTTCAGAAGAAACATATATTGTTATCTCCTTGACGGAATCTTTTTTCTCGTCATCATCGCTGCTGCAACTTGAAACAGCAAAAACTGCAAGTAGCAGGAATAAAAGGTTTAAAGTCTTTTTTATTTTACGTTTAATTGTACTACTTAAAATAAACGGTAGATTTTGAATATATTTCATGAATTATTGCATTTTTTCATTTCTTGTCACATTTCAAAATCTGTGGAATCTATCTTCAAGCACTTTCATATCCTCAATGAGTTCAATGAAAGAAGGTTTCTCTCCGAAAATCATGGAAGAGCACATACTTTTATAGTCAGCCTCCCATGCGCTGCGTATATCCTCACGAGGAACGAGAACGATGCGACGACGGATGTCTGGGGTGTAGTCCATACCACTAATGCTTGTGAATATCTCGCGATGATGACGAATGGACTCCCACAGTTCATCATCCTTTATGGCAGCCAAAGCAAAGTCTTTGTCCATCATACGAGAGAGGTCATAAAGATGTCTTGACTTGCGGTCGGCAATGACACCACGTCCCTCTACGGAAAACAACTCGTGCACGAGGAATACCTTTTCAAGGAAAGTCTTGCTTGCAAGAGCCGTTGCCACCTTGCTATCGACAATTGTTGTCTGTATGGTAGGAAACACGCCCTCGACCATACTGTTGATATGTGTTTGCTCGTTTGGCTCCAGCAAAGACCTTGCTCCAATCTCCAACATCACTATTGGCGAAAGGTATTCAGACGGCTCAGCCCAAGCACTCTTATACCTCACGAAAATCTTTCTCGGTTCTGGATATGTGCTATCGCCCTCACCGTCTGGCTCAGACTCGATTTTGCAAAAGTCCTGCAAACCATATTTCTCGACAGCCTCCTGCAATGCCGGGCAAAACGTGTCTTTGACAAATAGCGAAGAAGCCTTGCGCAGTTTCTTTATCTGCTTCTTCGTCAAGTCGCCCTCGAACCCAAACAAAGAGCGGTCGACAGCCAAATCAATGTCTTCAGAGAAACGCTCAATAAGATGCCAGACCTTGCTCAAAGATGTGCCACCTTTGAAGATGAGTTTATCAGCAAAAGGCAAGTCGAAAACGATTTACAGAATATTAGAAACCCACAAGTCCTTCTCTATAGCCTGTGGAGGCAACCCGCATCGTGCAGATGCTTGTTGAAACACACGTCGTTGGTCGTCAAACGAAAGTTCAAAGAATTTATTCATAAGCGTTTTGTACAATTTTTCTAATCCATACAGGCATCAGTTTCAAGTCGACAAGCACATCTTCTTTCTTCTCCTGTCTCAATAAGTGGTAAATATGATCCGTCTGTTTAGTAGTAACATTGACGTTCTTTATCGACTTTAGAGCAGAATTAACCAACATGGCAAGTCGGTTCGTAAAAGCCAAGTTGCGTGGAGCCGTATTCTTAAATGTGATAGATCTATTCCCAGACACTGATATTCTGCGCGACTTTCCATTTGTGAGGAAAACACTATTCAACGGAACCTGTGTAGAAAGTCCAAGAACATTCAGCGCATAGTCGCCAGTGGGGACAATTTTGGAATGAGAGCGTTCAGCCAAGGCTTCAGCAATTTGGATGTCAGTAGGATAAATCACCCCCAATCCCAAAGTTTCGTCAATTTCGGGATAACAGTAAATTCCCTGTGCCACACGAATAATTACCCCGCTTTTTGTAAGCCTAAGCAAAGTCTGTCGGATAGCATCAGAAGAGCCAAAATCAAGGAAGTCATCGGCAAAGAAAATCTTTCCCCTACCAAATCCCTTTATCCTGTTTTCAATTTTATGAGCTATACTTTCCATGTCTAACCTTAATTTTGTCACAAAAATAGCAACTTTTTTGTGACAAAACAAAGAAAAGGCTTAGAAAAGTAGCAATGTTTAACTAAAAAATGCCCGATACATATTCTATAAAACCACAAATATACAATATCAGCCATGCAAACACAAATGTTGATTTTGTTACAAAAAAAGATACTTCTTGTGACACACTACATATACACCTCCATCCCATTCACCCCAAATATACACACATCACGAAGCTGCCGGATTTCGTTGGAGTCAAGCAGCTTCATTCGTCTTGTGCCTTTTGATAAGGCGGGCTACGTCTCAGCATAACATTCAAGCGTTGCTTGATGTCCTGCCTTCAACTTGCACCGTCTTTGTAGAAGTCATATTTGGGGGAGATGCAGCGGTGCCAGGACTGGATCTCACCGTTGCGCGTCCATAGACGGATGTCGATGGGGTCGGGACTGGATAGGATTTTGCGGAGGGTGGTGATGTGGATTGATTGCATAACGATGGGCGTTGTTCTTTGTGTCCACCTTATCATCCTCGATGCGCACCATGTGCGGAATGGGTTCACCCTCGTAGAGAGCTAGGCACTCGGTGTAGCCCTGCAGCGAGGTGTTTGGCAAGTAGAACGACCAAAGCACCTGAAACGCGTTTTATCAATGTGTAGTTGTAAGCTATAGGGACATTACTCACTGTTGCAAAAAATGCTGAATATAGCCCCAAAACTGTGTTCTTTGATGAGTAATAGTGGGAATATTGAGGGCAAAATAAATACTTTTTCTTAAAATGGGCGTTTATCTTGAAGGAAAATGCTACCTTTGCATTGCAAATGCTTCATGTTCATCAAACAACAGGAATGTTGGCTCTTGAATCAGAGTTCACTATTTGTGATAGCTATAAAAGAACTCTCTGGTCGGCAGCGTGAAGCAGTAAGGCATTTATCTTGAATTTCAACAAACTATTGATACAAAGGAAAAATGAAAAAACACGGCGTTATGTTATTCACATTCGTTGTTCTATTTTTGACTTTAGGCTGTGATTGGGCTTATGGCCAGGAAAAAGAGGGGAATGAGAAAGAAGAGGTTATAGTGACTTTGAACTTTTCAGAAAAAGGAGCATTTGGATTAAAAAATAATAACAAAAATAATAGCCAAAGTGTACAGACCGATATTACTTTTAAAGTTCAAGATTTATCCGTCTCATTAAATGGAAATATATGTTATCATGAAGGGAAAAACACTTATCTCAGATTAGACTGGTGGGATAATAATCCGGGACAGATAAATATTTCTGTACCAAAGAATGATGCGATAAAGAGTATTAGTATAACGGCAAAAAAAGATGAATACTCAAAGTTTACGGTATCATACATGCATAACCAAAAAGAAATTTCAAGAATATTTGATAAGAAGAACCCCCAAGAGCCTATCCAAGTTAATGGGATTGACAGTGACCACATCATATTGACTCCTCAAAAGTTAGGAAAACTGTATCTTATTCAAATCGCCCTAACCATCACCCGCCCCAAGCTTGACGCTACGCTTGACGAGAAAGGCGAGAATGTAGAGAGCACAATTAGTGGAATCGCTGGTGCGAACAAGACGTTGGCTCTGAATCGCACATTCAACCCCTCTCAGTTGTATACCATGTGTCTGCCCTTCGACCTGAGCAAGGAGATGATAACGGGGATTTTCGGCAACGAAACGAAGGTATATTCGTATGACGGATATCAGAACGGAGAACTGTCGTTCTCTACTGTGAAAGAGAGTGTGTTGAATGCCGGCATGCCGTTTCTGATGCGGCCAGAGTATTATGTGGAGCAGCCAACGTTTGCGGGCGTCACAGTTGGGAGCACCACCGCACAGACTGTATGTGGCGGCGAATGGGATTTCTGCGGCACTTTTGGATCACTCGAGTTGGCGGCAGGCGGCACACAACTGTTTCTGACGGCAGGCGGTACGCTGGCTAAACCGAAGGCTGAATCCCGGAAGATGAGAGGCTTCAGATGTTATCTGCAAAAGCATACCGGAACGGTGAATGGGAGCGCCCAGCTGCCCTCTGTGACCATCGACGGGGAGACGAACGCCATAAAGACCGCTGAGTATGCGGCGCCAACAAGTGCTACAACCGCCTACTCGCTGTCGGGAATGAAGCTGAATGCAGGCTGCAAGACTGCAAACGGCGGGATAATGATAATAGACGGAAAGAAATTCATCACAACGAACAGATAAAATAACGCAGAAGGAGAAAGAAATATGAGTAGCAGAATTTACGTAAAACCAAATATGAAGGTAATACCATTGGAGACAGAAGGCTTGACACCGCTCTCGGCGGACGGTATGAAAATAAAGGTGCCCACCGGTACGATACCGGAGGCGGATGCCGACGGCGCCTGTGCAAAAGACTTTGGCGTCAACATCTGGGAGACGGAATAAGAAGCCTGCCCCCCGATCAGAACATTTTTGGCGTCAAGCCTCCATGTCGCAAGAGTCCTGCCGCCAATTCCGTCAGTATATGGTTTAATCCCCAAACGCCTATCAGGCAGTTTGGGGATTAAGTCGTTTATATAGGTGATTAACTGATATTCCCAAAATATCTTGGGATGGGCAAAAGAAATAAATGAGGAAGACTATGCATCCCTTTATTGTTTCATTCAACATCAAATCCCATGTCTCGCACAAGTTGCTTGACAACATTGACTTTGACGGTTGAAGCATCCTCTTTATCATAGAGAAGAAGGAAAACCACATGACCGTTTTCCACATCTGTAAAGACATTGAAAGTAATGACCCTTGCTCCACCAGATTTACCTTTTGCCTTTAGCTTTGATAGCCATACGGATTTTGCGTATGTTTTTTGTAATCTCATCGCCTTGCAAAGGATTGTTCTTAATGCTTTCAAGAAACTCCTTGTAGTCTTGTTTAAAACTTGGATATTTTTTAGCGAGCCGTTTTGCTTCTTTTGCGAAGTCGTCAGAAACCGATACTGTAATATTACAACTCATCGAGCAAACTATCAGCAGATTGAAGTTTACGTTTTCCGGCAATGGCTTCCTTTACCTCCGTCAAAGCGTTTCTGAGTTCTTTCATCAAGTCGCGCGGTGCGTCAATGGTATCACTTCCGTCATCTGGGAAGATGCGGAAACTGCCAGCACGCGATTTTAGGACTACGTGCTCTCCTGCTTTTGCCAAATTCAGATACTTAGTCTGATTAGTGCGAAAGTCTCTTGTGCTAACTACAACCATAATTCAATATATTTGTTTACGATGCAAAGAAAGTGCAAACCGAATGCAGAATATCAAGCTTGCTTGAATATTATGCTGAGGTGCAGCCTTTCTTATGCAAAGATACGCTTTTTATTGAAACAACAATCGAAATGGTAGCCAATTAACATTATTTGGTAGCCAATCACATATACACCTCAATCCCATTCACCTCAAATATACACACGTCTCGGAGCTGCCGGATCTTGTTGGAGTCCAGTGGCTTCATTCGTTTAGTGTATTTTAAAATAAGGCAGGTTGAGGCTTGCACAGCCTTTGTAGAAGTCATATTTAAGGGAGATAAATTGAAAAATGCTTCCATACTGTGAAAGTACGGAAGCATTTGTATGGATGAAAAGACAAAAGCCTTTATACGGATTATTTATTCTACGGTGAATGTTGTTACTTTCATTGCGTTTTTTGTGTTTTCATGATTAGGATCGCCAATGACTATACCATACTCACCTGCAGTAAGGTCTTCCAAAACTATATAGTAAGAACTCTCACCATATTTCTTGGCTTTATATTCAACACTTGAAAGGTTGTTACTCTCAGTCTTTGACAAAGTACCAGTCTCTGCCAACTGGTATCTACGCTCTTTACCTTTAACTTCAAACTTAAAAACAGAAATAAAAGAGTTAGGATCTGTCTTGTTATCTGCTGCTTTTATTATAAGACAAGTTGTTGAACCACCAACAGCTTTACTGGTTGACTTAATACCCTTAAGTGTCAATCTTGATTTTACCTTACCAATACCTGTAAGATAAAGGCTTGCTCCTGCCTTTGTTTTAATAGTACCATTCTCACGAGACAATTTAACTCCTTGGCTATCAGAAGTCAGAAGAAGTGTCTCTTCTGCACATTCCGTTCTGATTTTGGGGCAGATGCATTTCTTGAATTACATTCAATCGAAACTGCCAAGAAACACAACAAGACTCCGTTCAATGCAATTCAAGCCTTATTTGAGGCTTGAAACCCCGCCATGCCCTACCGCTATAGTTACAGCATCAAAATTTTCATAATCTCCCATAAGCCTAAAGTTTGTATTGTGAAAGTCAATATTAATCTGTCGAAGACAAATCAAGCAAGAAATCATAGATGCTGATAATCTGAATTCCATCATCATCGCTCCACGATTTTGTATGCTCACCAACGATAAGGAGTTTACGGAAAGAATCACCCACTAAGCGCAAGGAACGTTTCTCCTGCTCCATTTTGTCGGC